CCCCTCAAGGGCATACTTTTCAGCCCTAAGGGGGCATGGACCGACAAAGGCCGGACACAAATCCCGTGCGGACAATGTATCGGATGCCGACTGATGCGTAAGGACGAATGGAAAACGCGTCTGATCCTAGAAGGGAAGATGCACGAATGTGCTTCATTCGTAACGCTCACCTACGGCCCGGAACATCTGCCTCGGGACTATTCTCTCTCGAAAGAGCATCCGCAGAAATGGATGAAGCGCTTGCGCTTCATGCTCGGCGATATCCGTATCCGCTTCTTCCTCTGCGGCGAATATGGCGGCGAGAAACTTCGCCCCCATTACCATGCGATTATCTTCGGATATGACTTCCCCGACCGCACGCCCTGGCGGCGGTCTGGTTCTGGTTCAGTCTCGTATCGCTCTGAGCTGCTTGAAAAGACCTGGACGCTTGGCAATAGCGAGGTCGGAACCTTTACACCCGAATCGGCCGGCTACGTCGCCGGCTACTCGATCAAAAAGGTATCCGGCAATCCAGCAGCTGAGCACTACCAACGGATGAACCCGGAGACAGGAGAAATCCATCAAGTGCTTCCGGAGTTCGTCATGATGTCGAGCCGTCCAGGTATCGGCAAAGGCTGGTTCAACGAGTTCAAAATGGACGTTGATCAATCGACTTTCATTATCGTTGACGGGATGAGGAAACCTCTCCCGCGCTACTTCAAGCGCCAGCTGGCGGACCGCGATCTGTCGGACCGCAACCTTAACAAGCAAAGGATCAAGAACCGGGAAGCCAAAGAGGCTTCCATCAACAAACCCGACAACCATTGGCGGCGCCGTCAGGACCGCGAACAGTTCACAACCCTGGCGCAATCGCGCCGGAAACCTGGAGACCTCGACTGATGCACGTTCAAGCCTTCTGCCTCTACGACACAAAGGCCGGTATCTACGGCCTCCCCTTCTTCATGGTTCATGTGGGTCAGGCCATTCGCGCTGTCCAAGATCTCGGCATGGACATGAACAGCACCGTTGCCCGACACCCGGCCGACTTCCAGCTGGTCAAGCTCGGCATCTTTGACGACCAGAACGCGGAGTTCACGAACTCGTTCGAGAGCATCGGCCCGGTCGTGTCGTTCCTGCAACCGCGGGCACCGTCGACCGACATGTTCTCGCCCCTCGAACCCGTCAAAGTGGGAGCCTGATCCATGTCGCGCATGCCGTCTGTCATGACGCACCAATTCTCGATGGTGCCTCGCGCCGATATTCCGCGATCGTCGTTCGATCGCAGTCACGGCCTCAAGACTTCGCTGAACAGCGGTTACCTCGTCCCAATCTTCGTTGACGAGGCGCTCCCAGGCGACACCTTCAACGTGAATATGACGGGCTTCGCGCGGCTTGCTACGCCGCTCCACCCGTACATGGACAATGCCTTCTTCAATTCGTTCTTCTTCGCCGTTCCGCTTCGGCTGATCTGGAACAATTGGGAGCGCTTCAACGGCGCGCAGACCGATCCGGGGGACTCGACGGATTTTCTGACTCCCCAGGTTACGGCACCTTCCGGCGGCTGGCCGGCGCTATCCTTGGGAGACTATTTCGGGCTTCCGACCCTGGTCGATCCCCTCCCCGTCTCTGCCTTCTGGCATCGGGCCTATAACCTTATTTGGAACGAATGGTTCCGAGACGAGAACCTGCAAGACAGTGTGCCGGTGCCTCGGGACGATGGTCCCGACGATCCGGCCATCTACAACTTGTTGCGGCGCGGCAAGCGCCACGACTACTTCACGTCTTCCCTTCCCTGGCCGCAGAAGGGGGAAAGCGTCTCGATCCCGCTCGGCACGGCAGCGCCCGTCATCGGTGACGGCACAACCGACGCCAAGCCCACCTTCGACTTTGCTACGGCTACGTCCCGCCCAATCACGCATGCGGGCGGGAGCTCCGCGCTTCTCATGGGCGGTGCTGCTCCACCAGGTGCTTCGGAAGCCGTCTGGGCTGATCCGAAACTAGTCGCGGACCTCTCCGAGGCCACGGCTGCGACTATCAACCAGCTGCGCCAGGCCTTCGCCGTTCAACGCCTCTACGAAAGGGATGCCCGAGGTGGCACGCGTTACACTGAGATCGTTCGCTCCCATTTTGGCGTTGTCTCTCCCGATGCTCGGTTGCAGCGACCTGAATATCTCGGCGGAGGCCAATCAACGGTTAATATTCACCAAGTCGAACAGACAAGCGCTACCAACTCCACCGATACCCCCCAGGGAAATCTTGCGGCCTTCGGTACTTCTCTCATGTCAGGACATGGGTTCTCCAAGTCCTTCACCGAACACTGCGTTTTGATCGGCCTCGTTGCCGTTCGCGCTGACCTGAACTACCAGCAGGGCCTTGGCCGCATGTGGTCCAGGCGCTCGCGCTTCGACTATTACTGGCCCGCCCTGTCCCACATCGGGGAACAGGCGGTGCTCTCCAAGGAAATCTACGCGGACGGGACGGCCGCGGATGAATCGGTCTGGGGCTACCAGGAGCGGTTCGCCGAATACCGCTATAAGCCGTCCGTCATCACGGGGGAGCTTCGGTCCAACTTTCCCCAGAGCCTCGATACGTGGCACCTCGCGCAAGACTTCGCGACGCGGCCTCTGCTCAATGGCACCTTCATCCAGGACAACCCGCCCTTTGCGCGGGTCATCGCCGTCCAGGATGAGCCTCAATTCATCGGCGATTTCTACTTCCGTATGCGCTGCGCTCGGCCGATGCCGGTCTACGGCGTGCCGGGCATGATGGATCACTTCTGATGGTTGTCGGTGTCGATGACGCGCTTCTCATAGCGGCGGCGGCTTCGGTCGCCTCTGCGGGCATCGGCTACGCTGGCGCTCAAAGCGCCAACAGCGCCAATGCAAACATCAACCGCTCAACCATGGAATATAACTGGGCGGCCCAACAATCGGCCGCCAATCGTAACATCGATATGATGCGGGAGAGCTCGGACCGCTCTCGCTACGACAGTGCCGTTAATTGGGACCGTACCCAATCGGCGCTGACACAATCGGAAGTCTACAATGCGGCCGAGGCTCAAAAGGCCCGCGACTGGTCGCAATACATGTCCAACTCCGCTTATCAGCGGGCCACCATCGACACTGCGCTATGCGGGGATTAATCCGATCCTCGCCTATCAACAGGGCGGCGCTTCGACGCCGTCCAACTCTCCCGCGCAAGTCTCCGCGCCATCGCCTCAAATGCCTTCGGTATCCGGCGCCGGCGCTCCTGCTATCGGGGCGCCGGCGCAACAGCGCATGGAAAACGCTCTAGGCCCGGCGCTCTCGTCCGGCATGCAGGGCGCACGCACCGTCATGGACCTTAAGCAGCTGGCGGCTACTACCGACCAGACCCAGGCCCAAACGGCCTACACGGACGCCGCGCGCCAGCAGGCGGCGTCCCAAACCTCACTGAACACGGCGCAGACCGTCTCCGAACTGCGCCGCGCTGATCTGATCAGCAACCAAGCGGCCGAATCGGCCGCTATGCCCGCGTTGCGGGCTTCCCAGACTTCGGCGGCGTCTGCGCAAGCGGCGCTCGCCCTGGAACAACGCCGCACCGAACAGGAGCGGCAACCTCTCGTCCGTGCTCAAACGGGCGAAACTATTGAGCGTGGGAACCTCACGCGTACTGAAGGCCAGCAACGTCTGCTCTACGGGCCTCCAGGCTCCGTCTCGTCCACCGTAGGTGGCATATCACAAATCGTCGATTCAATCCGACGATCTCTACAATAGGCGTGCTCAATCACGCCTCACCTTCAAATATCTCTCTCTCTCAACTACTAACAAACCAACTAACTACAAACAAACATCCACCCCCAACCAAAAGGAATAACTACCATGTCTTTCTATCGTCCACACAAACGCTTCTTCACTCCACAAGACGACACTCTCGTTACCAAACAAGCCTTCAAGGCTGAATGCGATATCAACAATATCCTCAAACAGTACCAAAAAACGGGCCTTATAACTCACATCGCTAACTCCAGGCCCACCTACACGGACCTTCCGTCCGACATGGACTATCAGCAGTCCATGAACACGATGCTGCGCGCCGAAGAGGCCTTCGCTGCGCTGCCTTCAACCGTTCGGGATCGCTACGGCAATGATCCCCTTCGGTTCCTGGGAGCCTTCGGCGACCCCTCCCAGCTCGCCTACTTGCGCGAGATGGGTCTACTTCGTCCGGAAGTCGCTGAGGCGCTTCCGGAACCCGTCCGGCCTCCAGGACCGGACACCAACTAAAAACCCGCTGGCACCCGGTCCAGGGCCGCCAGCGCCCGATCCACAAATCCCCAGGGGGCCGGAGACGGCCCCCTCTTCAATAGGGGGCCGTCGTAGACACCCTGGGGAGGCTGTGGGTCGCTCGACCAACTTTCGGGCTAGGATTGTTCGCCATACTTGTTCCATAACAATCCTAGTGACAGGACCCCTCCTGGCACTAACACCACGGAGCGAAGGCCATGGCCAAGCGACACAAAATGTCCCGGGGTTCCTCCCGGGGAAACTTCCGCCGGGGAACCGGGACACATAAAAAGAACCTCGGAGGGCCGATGCGCGGAGGCATCCGCCTCTGATCGATGCCCTGCTTCCGCCCGATAGACGTCTGGCGGGCCGCTCCACCCCTCAAGGGCATACTTTTCAGCCCTAAGGGGGCATGGACCGACAAAGGCCGGACACAAATCCCGTGCGGACAATGTATCGGATGCCGACTGATGCGTAAGGACGAATGGAAAACGCGTCTGATCCTAGAAGGGAAGATGCACGAATGTGCTTCATTCGTAACGCTCACCTACGGCCCGGAACATCTGCCTCGGGACTATTCTCTCTCGAAAGAGCATCCGCAGAAATGGATGAAGCGCTTGCGCTTCATGCTCGGCGATATCCGTATCCGCTTCTTCCTCTGCGGCGAATATGGCGGCGAGAAACTTCGCCCCCATTACCATGCGATTATCTTCGGATATGACTTCCCCGACCGCACGCCCTGGCGGCGGTCTGGTTCTGGTTCAGTC